GTCTGTCCTGCAATGAACGGATCGGCTGGAACGAAGTCATCAGCATGAGGTTCACCTGTGTCTGAACCTTGCTTACCGCCAGTTTTGACAGCAACTCTGAGTACGTTCTTATCGAACTCGTTTGCCAGAGCCTCACCGAGTTGGTGATTGTATGGCGCACGCACGTCAAAGTGAGATACCAATTCATCGACAGAAGCAATGAAGGTCGAAGCCATCAGAACTTTATCAATGTGGATTAGTTTCTCAGTTTGCTGGAACTTATTAAGTCCACCGTTTGCGGGGCCATTGTTTTCCAAGATGGAAGAACCCGGCGTGTAGTAACCAGCAGACGCAGTACCGATAACAGGGAACTGTGCCGATTTGCCCTTCGTGATGGTTCGCATCGTGTGAAGGGGTTTCATTATGTTTTTCTCATCGAAGACCGTGAGAACCTCTCCTGCAAATTTCTTTAAGAAAAGTGCAAGTGTATCGCCTGAAGCCTTATCCGCACCAATGCGGCCTGCGCTTCCTGTGAATATATTAGCCATGTTATATGCCTTTCTTTATTTTACGTTAACAACTTAAAACGACCATAGCACCCGCTATAGTCTCCTTACAATCCCTTCAGATTGCCTGCAAGTTGTCCGTCGTAACGGGCTATTCAGCTTCCCCTTCGGGCAAATCCAATGGCCCCATCAACCAACCTTCAGGTAGAGTGACCTTATTCTTAGTAAGCTCCCACTCTGTACCGTTCCAGTAGTAGACTCGGCCTCTGACATTGGGGCCTGTACGCACCAAGTTGTCAGTCGGCTGAATGAATACTGCTTTTCTTCCACTTGTCAAGCATCCCGTTAACCCAAGCGTCCCGCAACTTGCGAGGAACAGCAGGGGCAACGGTAGCTGTAACAGGTTTCGCAGCATCACTCAGCAGGAGTTTTAGTATCTCCTTCAGAATTACTGTTATTATCTCCACCATTTAATTGTACCTGTGCATCTAGTGCATGTTTCTTCAGGGTCAACCTAGAACCTGTGTAGCCCAAAGCTACGAGGGTCGCTGTGATTAGCCCAACAATCTTGGCGGCAAACTCATTGTCTTCTACAAGACCTGTGCTTGCGATAGCTCCGACAGCAACGGCTGCCATGCTCATCCAGAACTCTGTGCTTTTGTATCCTGCTTTTTTCTCTACTTGTTTCATGTTAAATCTCCTGACATTGCCAACCGGCGTTCAACCATTGCGTGGAATTGAGAGTCTCCTGCTTTGTACAGGGGATTCATCATGTCCTTCTGCATTTCGTACATAGAACCGTAGCCTCCTTCTTTCGGAGCGCGTGTTCCTTGAACTAAATCTGGACTTCCTCCCACCCCTCCCGCTGCTAGGTACTGGGAATACATCCCTTTGATAGCCATGCGAGCGACAGCATTAGAACCTTCGACAGCTTCATTGAACGCATCGATGTCTTCTTGGTCTAAAGACTCGGACATCCATTCGGTCATTGCTCCGTAGGTCTCTTCACCTCCAGCGAGGTTCATTAAGTCAGTCACTTCAGCGTCCTGCATCTGTGATTGACCCTCGATGTAGTTGTCTACTAGCTCCCTAGACAGCCCTTTCTTAGCTAAGTCAGTATAAGTCTTGTCACTTAGGCTGCCGTTTTCAGAATACTCTTGGGAATATTCTTGGAAATCAGCATCCGTAAGGAGGCCTTTCTCTTCCGCTTGCCTTGAAGAGAGCTTCTTTTCAAGACTTTGATAGGCCTGAGCCATATCTTCAGGGCTGCCAAATTTTTCTGGGAGCCACTCTGGTCGCTCTGACGGCGCTGATGGTTCTTGTTGTAGGGTCTCTTCAGCTTCCAATGGTGCATCTGGCCCTGATTCTGGTTCTGTTAGCGTTATACTCTCTGCCATTTTATTTTTTCTTTTTATTGGGCCACCCTTTATCCTTGGCCCGTAACTTCTCTACGTTGCCTCTGGCGCTGGTGCGTCCAACCTTTCGTTGTTGGTTCTCCAGTTTCTTGGCATCGATATTCTGTTGGCGTGCTGCTCTACCCTTGCGCTCTACCTTTAAACGTCGCTTATCGCCTACACGTTGACGCCGTGCGTCTCCCTTTGTGCCGCCCTTAAAGTATTTTTGAACGGTATCACTACGGTCTTTAGCTTCAGCTTTCTGTTTATCGGTCTTGCCGTAGTTCTTTATACGGGCCTTCTTGGCATCAGTCTCACGCACTACTTTTTCAAGTTGAGTCGTAGGTTTGTCAGGGTGTTGTTTGCGAACAGCTTTGTGACTGTCGTGAGTCTTAGAGGAGCCACGTGGGTCTGGCCCACTACGCTTTGCCGGTGTTTCCTTAGCGGCTGCTTCTTTTCTGTTAGCCTGTAATCTTTGTCTGGCTGCGCGGCGACGAGATGGAGAGGTCAGTCTCTTTTGGACTTCTCCTCTGGCTTTTTTCTCAGCCGTTTTAGCTGCCTGTTTTCCTGTTTCAGCTTTGACAATGTGCTTGGCTGCATTGGAGGAGGCAACTTTAGCTGCAGCTTGGGAGGCGGCAATACGTGCTGATTGGACAGCAGCCCCTGCCGGTAACGCGACACTAGCAGCAGACCCCCCATAATAAAGGGCTTTCGTAGCGAGTTCCTTTCGCTCTAGCTTCTTTGTAGCCGCTTCGTAAGTCTTACCGACCTTTTGGTACTTCTCTCGTTCAAGCAAGAGGAGTGCCTTCCTGCGCTGCGCTGGTGTCTTGAGGTGGGAGGTGCGAGACTTAGGCATTTTATTTGTAATATTTGTAGTGGTCTACGTTCTGACGCCCAAGGTGTTTATGCCTGTCGCTAAGTTTCATCTTAGTTTTCTTGCGGGTTTGTGCTTTAAGCTCATGCTTCACCTTGGAAATGTAATTTCTCTTTTCCTGTTCAGTCATCTGCTCACCTGTTTTGTGAGTCCCTTTAGGGTCAATGATCGAAGCGCGTTGCTTTACCGTTAAAGATTTCCTAGCACCAAAAGGAATGTTGCGACCAAATTTTGAATTCTTTTTGGGTCTTCCTTTTTTGCTACCGTAAGTTCCCTTCCCGTCTGGCATATTATTTTGTTTTAGTTGTGTCAACTTGCCTGTACCAAGGCCAGTCTTCTTTGTTAGATTTCTTTTTCTTTTTGCACTCCCCTTTGCAAGTGTCCTCGAAACAATCTTTGTTCTTACACATGATTATCTCATAGCCTGTGAGGCTTGTTGGGCCATTGCCTGTAAGCGTTCAGGGTTTTCATTTGCCATCTTACCGGCAGCAGTCGCTACATTAGGAGCCACTTGTTGAGCCATCGCTTGTTGAGCCGCCTGTTGTTGTTCAAATTGTATCTCTTCTTCAGTTTTGATTAGGCCCTCAACGTCGATTCCCAACGAAGTAGCACGGCGCTTGAGGTAGTCACTCATGTTTACGTAGGTAGAGAAGTCCTCTCCTAGTAGTTGAGCGGCTCCTTGAATAAAGCTGTCTAACTTATTCAAGTCATGTCCTCGTCCTAGCGCCTCTAGCCCTGTGACAATAGTAGTTTTAACTATTTTCTTAGGTAGCTTAGGAAGCCTGCCTGTCTTTGACATGCGATCCATCAGCCTGTTTACCAAGGGCATTTGAAATTCTTGTGACAGGATCGAGTACACTCCTCCGAGTACATCCTCTAACTCCTGTGCCATGAATCTTATTTCCTCTGCTGTGACTCGTTCACCTTGGCGTTGGATCGACGTGTTCATTAAGAACGCGAATCCTAATCTTTCTTTGATCTGCTCTACGGTTTCTTGAGCCACCCTGAAGTCGGCAAATTTCTCCATCTGCAGACACGTGACGTCCTGTGCATTGCCTTGAACAATAGCACCATTAGGGGAATTAGCCAGAATGCGTGGGCGAGTGGTTCCATTTGGGTTAACTAAGAATAAAACTTTAGCGGCTGCTGCTGATCCTTCAACGATTGCTTGAGTGAGTCCTTCTAGGGACTGCAGGTCTCCAATGTATTCTTCAATGAAGCCCCTGCCATAGTCCTCGTTCTCGATCCGTGTGTACCTCAAAGGCATCCACGGGTTTTTGTCTAGAGCATACTCCCCCCTCGCATCCGGTATGTCTATGTCGGCAACCTCCTGTCGTACAATCCATTTCCCTTGATCTCTGTAAATTCCGGTGTAGACGTTGACTGTCTTGTCCCTCTTGCTGCTGCCGATAGAAATAACCTGTGGGTTTCCTGCCTCCTCCAGTTGTGCCTGTATCTTTAGGGGAAGCACCTCTGGATTGATCGATTCTTTTACGATAATAGACTGAACATTACCCATAGGGTCACGCTTAGTGACGTATCGATCTAGATTAAAGACCCTCAAACCTCCTTTGTCAGGGACGTACAGAAGCACGTTGCCTGCAACGATCAACTGCTTGAGGGCCTCAAAAACACCTACTCGGACAGCGGATGTCTCAACCTCACTCTGAACTGCTCGCTCTATTTCGGCTAAGGCTTTTTCTAATTCTGTCTTTAGGCTTGGGTCAACTTGTCCTTCACTTGCCTTCTCGTATTCAAATTTATCTATGACTAGCCTAAAAAAAGGTGAGTTAGGTGGCAGCAAGGCCAGTAATAGCTTCGATGCGAGGTTGTTTACACCTCTGGCTCCCACGCCTTGAAAGGGAGTAGGGTAAGAAGTGTTAGAAGTATTGCTATCGGGAGGAACAAGGTAAGGAATAGTAAGACCTGCAGAATCCCTAGCCCTACGGAGGAAAGGATCACGATCACCTTCGCAGGCTTCATAATAACTTTTGAGCGACCCAGCGTGCATAGTGCTTAGTTGTATACCCCACCTGTGCCTGAAGCTGTGTTGACTCCTGATGGAGATGATTGAGCAATGAGACGACGCCTAGCCTGACCTCGTTTCTGTTTCTTGCCTCCCACAACTTTCGGCTTGGCCCCTAAATCTACCTCGCCTGTAGAGTTTGTCTGAATCGGAGGGGGAACAGGGGCCTTCGGCTTGATCCGTTTAGGTTTCGGCATACACATTCTCTTTTGTCTCCTCGTAGATACTTTCTAAAGTTTTTACTACTGATATCTGGCCCTGCTTGAACCTTAAATCATTTAGATTTATTTCATTATCAGGCATCCGGTCAGGAAAAACTTCCTTCAACCAAAGGATAAGCCCCTTGCTGACCGGAGGCAACTTCTCATTAGCATAATTCAAAGGCAGGTCAAGCGGCATTTTTTATTATTTTTAAGGTGTCCAGCATCTTTTCTATAGATTCACGCAGATCAGCTTGCGACTTATCGTTGTTTAAAACGTAATCAAAGTAGCTGTAGTCATCCATATCGTGTTCCGATACATGGCCTACGCTGGTGTCAAATACATCTTCAAGACTTATGTCGTTAAGGCCCCTGCGTTCTACTCTGACAACATGTCCTCCTGATTCTTTAATGAAGTCAGCCTCATTCTTAAAGCGCAGGTCAGTAACGAACATGATGTCGTAGAACTCTGCTGATTTCTTGAGGATTGCGTCCATCTTCTCGATCCAGTAGTCATTTCCTGAGAATTTTCTTCTGAAATCTGTACCCCATACTTGCATGAGAGTCCTGAAGTCCTTCTTGTGTTCCTCAATGAAGGAGGCGTTGTACCCTGTGATGGTAGACAGTTCGTGCTTCAGGGGATCAGCAAAACCAACGCGACCTACTCTTGTACCCCAATCTTTATAGGTGTCCTTCTCGGCCAGTAAGTGGCACGTCTCTACGTAGACTGTATCTTTCCCGCTACGTTTCTTCCCGCTTAACGCTATGATTTTCATTTGGTATCCAATGTTTTATGATCCCAGCTTCGTTATTGTAGTTACAACTTCTGAGAATTTTAGCTAGACGAGCTTGTTGAAGTGCGTCCTCCTCTGTTAACCCCTGCTGTTCAAACATCGATACCACAGCATCCCAACTGCAGTTACCGTCTAAGATTCTTTCAGCCCTTGTCGGGCCTATGGATGGACAGCCAGCGTATCCATCTGTGCTGTCTCCAATTAAAGTTTGATAAAGATGGAAACGATCTGCGCTTTCTAGTGTTATCTTTTGTACTCCCAAGTCAGGCTTCTGTGGGTTGTACAGGTTGCAGGGGATAGTCTTCATGTCTTTGTCGGTGCTGACTATTATCTTCCTGTACCCTTTTAAAAATTCTGGATCAGTAGCCCATATACCTAGTAAGTCATCTGCCTCTAACTCAGCGCATGTCTCTGCGTCCCACTCCACCTCCAGCCAATCACGTAAAGAAGGAAGCCCTATAGGTTTTCTAGATTTCTTGCGTGATGCTTTGTAAGTCTCATCGATACGCCGCCTAAAATTTTCTTTATCTGAAAGCGCTATTACAATTTCGTCGGCCTTTAGTATTGTTACTAGGTCTTTCAGGTCGATCTCCATCTGGTGTCGAGCTTGTGCAACATCAGTATGTAATGTCCATAGGTCGTTTCCCCAATCTGTAGGTACTTCACTACCTGCTGCGTGTTTGTACGCAATAATATCTCCGTCTATTAAAAGTGCTGTTTTCATAGGTGTCCTGTTAGTTGTTTGTTTATCCATTGAAACACCTGTGGGTTGTGTGTCCACACGGTACACAAGGCGGTCGCTTGGCGTGTCGTTGCCTCTTCTTCAGTACTGCTATCGGTGATCCCCATTAGATGGTTAATAGCATGAAGAAGTTCATGTAAGAAAGTGTCGGCTGTCGTTTGTTTTGAGTAGCCCTTGGCCATCTGGATGACGCACTTGTCTAGGTCTACGCAGCCGTGGTTTTCGCAGGTGTCTACCCACTCGACTTTGAACACTTGATTTAGAATCACTACCTTAGTGGGTCTCCTCAAGTATTGCGTAGTTTTCTTTGTACTCATCGTAGATAGTGGCCCTCTTACCGCACAGCGGGATGTTGAGGGTATGGCGCTTGTTGGCTACCTGCCACGGTATAAAATAAAAGGTATCAGTAGGTACAACATAGCAGGCTAGTATTGAGTACCCACTACCTTGTGATGTCCTAAACCTGTAGTACTTACCTTTGCCACTCCCAGCTACCTGAATGACATTGGAAGACTTCACCTGAATTTTGTTCATAGCTGACTCACTATCGCATAGTAAATCGTATGGACAACTCAGCGTGGGTACAGAGACAATAAACCCCTTTGCGATTAACTTGGCCTCTAGTATCAATTCTGCAGCAACTCCCATAGCTTCTTTCCTAATGAGTTTCTGCCCAATTTCTACCGGATCGAGATTCACCGTCGAGAGGACATCGGAATCCGAGTACTTTCCCTGCCTCTTTAATTGCATCGACTGATGCCACTTCAACAACTCCAACGTGGTGGGGTCTGACTTCCATTTGAAACTCGTCATGCACATGCGCTACAAAGGCCCAATCGGAGCCGTATCGGAGTCCCATTTCAGTCAGGCTTTTATATAGCTCGACTGTCGCTTGTTTCATTATTACCGCACCTGCTGATTGTAACAACGTGTTAAGTGCGGAGTGTTCACTACGTATAAACAAGTGTCTCCCATCTAGCCCCTTCAGGAAATCTCTATCAGTAAGAGTATTACTAATACAAGCCTTTAATTTAGCTAAAGCTGGAAGGGAATTCAAGAACGTCTCCTTAATAGCACGTCCTGCCGCCCTGCCTTTTCCAATGACCTCTCCAATCTTCGCGTCTCCCGCGCCATAGAGGAAGGCGTAAATAAATCTTTTAGCAGCGTCCCTAGTTGGTAGGCCAGCCGCCTTCTGATTTTCCACATGTATATCACTTTCGAGCAACTTTTTTGTATAGTCTCCATCATCATAAGGGGCCAAAAAATGGGCCAAGCAGCGTAGTTCCAAACCAGCGGCGTCACAGCCAATAAGTGTATACCCATCGGAGGCTTTGAAAAGCTCTCTACATTCAGAGCCAAACGGGGAACCACAGCTAGGAACCTGTGCAACATTGGGATTGCTATGCGTACACCTGCCAGTTACGGCCCCATTTGTGTTCACCTTACCGTGGATTCTTCCATTTGATTCTAACTTAATCCATGCCTGCTGTCCCTCTGCTAATTGTCCCATGCGTTTGACCAGCATGAGGTACTCATTCAAAAGCTGAACAGCCTCTTGTCCTTCGGCCAGTTTAATAGAGGACAGGATGGACTCATCAACTTTAGGCTTACCCTCATTGGTCATCTCTTTAGGCTTCCAACCTAACCGCTGCAGGCGATCCGCAATGTGATCACGTGAAGCAGGATTAAATGGGATTAACTTTATCTTCTTAGGGCCTTTCTCTATCTCAGCATCCTTGAACCCTAGCCCTTTGGCTGCCTTCTTAGTTTCATGTAAGGCCCCATCAGGGGTACGCCAGAGTGAGGATTTCATCTCCTGCTTATCGTCAGGAAACATGGCCTGTAGCTGCTCCTGTAGTTCTAACTTTCTGCAGGACAGTTTAACGTACAGGTCTCTAGCTTTATCTATGTCGAAGCTGAACCCGTGGCGTGACATTTTACTGATGATAGTAGCGAACTGGTGTTCAAGCTCGATACTCCTGACATCCCATGTGACTACGTCCTCCCACAGCATGTGGTATAGCTTGTAGGTCACTTCAGTATCCTGCACACAATAGATAAGCATCCCTTCAGAGTAGTGATCGTAGCCATGCTCCTGTAGGTACTCTCCCTTGTGGCAGTCCAGCCGATACCCCCAAGCCTTCAGAGAGTGTGACCCAATGAGTCGGGGAGGGATGACTTCTGATTTAAGATTCTTGATCCGGTCTTGGTCTCCGAGGTTCGTGTGTACGAGTCGGGACGTGACCAGAGTATCTGTTATCAGAGGTAAGATTTGATTAGAGATGTACCCCAGTTGCTGTAACGCAGGGATATCAAAATCGATTACGTTGTGGCCTATAATCTCATCGTGTCCGAGTAGGTAGTCAACGCCTTGGGGAATCTCTTCGGGGCCAAATGTTCTGACCTCCCCCGTGTCAGCGTCTCTGCAAACGATACACCAGACTGTCGATAGGTTGTCCAAGAGGCCATCGGTTTCGATATCAAAAATCACTCTTCTCATCGTTACCTCCTTCCTCTTCTTGTATAACGCCTTCAACTAAGCGGCCTGTCTTGTCGTCATATTCTAAGATAGAAGCCACTCCGTTCTGACCGCACCAGCGGTTTTTCAGGACACGAATCGTAGTACGGTGATTGTTCTCAACGTCTTGCTGATCCCTCTCCATACCTATAACCATGTCAGACAACTGTGCGATACCTGCAGAGCCACGTAGCTGCGCTAAGGATGTTCGCGCACCTTCCTCATGCCCCTTCCCATCTGGTCGCTTCAGGTGAGACACAAGCACCAAACCAAAGTTCAACTCTTCAACGAGAGATCGAAGTTTAGTCATTACGTTGTCAATCATACGGCGCTCGTCGCCTCCCTCCATGCCAGACACAACGATGGACAAGTGATCCAGAAAAATTATTTTGCATCCAACACCTGTTACTAAATAGCGAATTTTAGATAACAGGTTGCCCTCGTCAAGCGATCCCCAATGGTCGTAGGTGAAGTAATTACCTGAACCCACGGTCGCGTCAAAGGCTGTCTTCAGTTCCTCCGCTGTGGCCTCTGCAGGATTCAGGTAAATTGGTTTATTGAGGTACAGCCCCATGATACCGAGTGCAGTACGCTTGGTGCTTTCCTCTAGTGCAATGTAGCCGGTCGTGACGCCTGATGATAGTAGATGGTATGCAACCTCCTTACACACGCTCGACTTACCAATGCCAGAGCCAGCACACATGGTAACTATTTCGCCTTCGCGTAATCCCATCGTCATCTCATTGAGAGAGGGCCACGGGTATAGGTGAGACACACAAGAGTCCTCCTTGTTGATTGTGTCCCAAAGATCAGAGCCAGCAATGATACCGTCAGGTCTCCATGATTTGGCATTCCAAATAGCCTGAATCATTTCTGACCCACGCTTGGCCACAAGCATGTCGTTGGCGTCCTTGAGGGGGAGCGAAGCTACTTTAGCTTTACCTACTGACAACAACTGACTGCACTTGTCAGCAGCCTCACGTCCTACCTTGTCGTTATCAAAAAGTATGACAACCGACTCAAAGCGCTCAAGGAATTCTAGGTTATCTTTGAAGGCTTTCTCAGCGCTGTTCGCTCCGTTAGGTATACTAACTACTGGCCACTTGTGATCCTGAAGTTGTGAGACAGACATGGCGTCGATCTCCCCTTCGGTTACGACAATCATCTTGCCTGCATCGCGTTCCCACATGTGCTGTCCGTACAGAGGGAGTTTGCCATCACCAAGGATTACAAAATCTTTGTTCTGGAAGCGTACCTTGGCAAGGGAATCACCTGAAGAGGTGTAGTAGTTTGCGATCTGCGCTGGCCGTCCGTTCAGCTTACCTACTTGGTACTGCCACTTCTTACAGGTCTCTAAAGATAGACCTCGTTTAGGTAGTGCAGCGTAAGCTACATCCGTTAGGCCCCCTCTGCTAACTGGGGATGCCTTGGCTGGTTGTGGGGTATTGCCTTCCCCATTGTAGTCTTTGTGGTAGGTATTGCATGAGAAGCACCAGCCATGCCCGTCATCATAAATTCCTACAGCATCTGAAGAACCGCACGCAGAGCAAGGCCCGTGTCCGATTAGATTACTTTCGTTTTCGTTGTTGTTGGTAGTCACTTGTTATTTCTTCTATTTCTCCATCAAATTTAACTGATCCTAAGATTTCTCTACTCTTCGGAGCCAGCCTCATCCATTGAAGCTCACCTTCGACCCCCGAAAGACAATCTAGATTAGCCACCTCAACGAGCGCCTTCTTACCATCTGCTGTGGTCAGTAGGGCGTGGGTTGCTTTAGTTGGTCTTACGAGAACCATGATATGGGAACTTTCTTCCCGCACCATTTGAAACCGTGCCGGTCGCACCATTCTCCGTATGTCGTCTTGCTGCGCTTAGACAGCTTGGCTCTCGGATTCTGGAAGGCGAACCGGATGTCGATTTCAGGGTGCTGTTCCTTGATCAGTAGATGCTTTTTACGATCTACTGGCAAGAACCTGCCTTTGGTCTCAATATAGAAACCGTACCCCTCCA